TCGTTCTTGTGAGAACTATATTAATAGAGAACAAGAAGAAAGAGGTGATTGTAGTCTTTGTGGTTGCGATATGATCACATTCACATGGAGCAAATACATGGGCACCTGTCCTCTAGGCAAATTTAAGAGCGAATAATAAATCAACTAAATAGTCATGTCCATAAGGCAAGGAGAAAAATTATGGCGATCACATATACTTGGAAAGTTACAGGTCTAAAGACCTCTTCAGTTCAGAATACGGACAACGTTATTGTCCAGACCTACTGGGAAAAAATTGGTAAAGAGAATGGTGTTGAGGGTAAGTTCTCCGGTGCTACTCCTTTTGACCCATCTAAGATGCCATCAGGCACAACCTTTAAGCCATTTGAGCAACTAACAGAGGCCGATGTCCTAGAGTGGATCAAGGCAGTTGTAGTTGATTCTTATGCCGAACACGTTGACGGCGTTATTGCCAAGGCAATTACTGATCAGAAGAATCCAACTGTAGAAGCAACTCTACCTTGGGCACCAGCAGCAAACACAGCTAACACTAAGTAAGGAGTGAACATATCATGGAAAATACTATCAAGATTGAAGTGAATCTAAATCAGCTAAACATTATTCTAGCAGGTCTCGCCAAGCTACCTCTAGAAGCAAGTTTAGAAACCTTCACGGTTGTTCGCCAACAGGCAGACGCTCAGGTGCAGCAGAACCGTCCAGAGGGACCTCTTGCTGATAAAGTAGTAAACTAACAAACAAGGATAACCTATGTCTTTAAGTAAACCTGCAAATAAAGAAGAACTAAAAGACTTCTGCCTAAGGCAATTAGGTTATCCTGTTGTTCAAATTAACGTCGATGATGTCCAAGTAGATGACGCCGTGGAACTCGCTTTCGAATACTGGAACGAGTTCCACTTCGACGGTACAGAACGTGTTTATCTAAAGCATCAAATGACCGAAACTGATATGAATAACCAATATGTATCGGTTGGTGAAAATGTTATCGGTGTGACACGAATCTTTCCAGTCGGCGGCACCAATCTATCAATGTCCTTTTTCGATCTTAGATACCAACTAAGACTTAACGATCTATGGGACTTATCATCAACATCTTATACCAACTATGCCATGACCATGCAGCATATGAGAACCCTCGATATGCTCTTTTCTGGCGAACAACCAATAAGATTTAATCGACTAACAGATAAGTTATATATTGACTGGTCATGGGGCGATGATATTAAAGAAGGTGAATGGATTGTTATTGAAGGTACCATAGTCACCAATCCTGATACCTATACCCAAGTTTGGAATGACCGTATGCTTAAAAAGTTGGCAACCGCATATGTCAAGAAACAATGGGGTTCCAACATGAAAAAATACCAGGGCGTTCAATTAGTCGGCGGCGTCACCATGAATGGTCAATCAATCTTTGAGGAAGCCGTCACAGAAATTAAAGAGATTGAGGATCAAATCAGAAATACCTATGAGCAACCACCAGGATTCTTGGTAGGATAATGCCTGTAAATCGTTACTTCAATCAATATCCAAATCAGAGACGACTAAACTCTGAAATGAACCTCGTAGAGGATCTAATGGTGGAATGCATCCAGATGATGGGGCATGACATCTATTATATACCTAGAGAATCATTTGATAATATGGATATGATCTTCGGTGAAAGCACGCAGGTAAGATTTGACAGGGCGTATATGATTGAATCATGGATTGCCAACGTAACAGGATTCGAAGGCGATCAAGATTTCTTTTCCAAGTTTGGTCTAGAAATTAGAGATACATCCAATTTTATTCTGTCACGCAGATCATTTAGAAAACTAATTCCAACCACTATGAGACAGAGGCCACAGGAAGGCGATTTGCTTTGGGTACCTGTTATGCGCCGTATGTTTGAAATTAAGTTTGTTGAAGAAGAACTAGGACATTTCCAGTTAGGTAATCGCAATCCATATATCTATCAGATGCGATGTGAGCAGTTCCGTTATTCTATGGAGCAAATCGATACAGGCGTTTCCGAGATTGATGAAGTTGAGGAAGAAAACGCATACACCATTCGTCTTAACCTCCAGACAACTGGCGTGGGTTCATTCAATGATGGTGAAAGAGTTTATCAGTCAGCAAACGGTAACTGGAACGGACAGACCGCTACAGGTGAAATCAAAGAGTGGTTTGCTGCCAATGGTACCATTTTGATATTCAATCCATCAGGACAGTTTTCGGCCAATGCCAATCTGTATAGCAATACAACAAATGCCGTTTATAGAGTTCTAACAATAGGTGACACCAAAGCAGACCTTTCGGATCGTGATCTATATGACAATGATGTATTTGATAATGAGGCAACCCTCATTCTTGATCTATCTGAATTTAATCCATTCGGGACACCATAATGTTACAGAATCCACATTTCTATCATCAACTAACTCGTAAAGCAGTCATTCTATTTGGTAGAATGTTTGATGATATCTATTTGGTGAGAAAGAACAACCAAACAGGCAAAGAGTTCTCAAGGTCTATTGTTCCTATCATTTACTCACCAAAAGAGAAAATGGTTACACGTATCTTTTCGGATCCTGATCTACAGAAACAAGTTGCCACTATTCTGCCTAGAATGGGTTTTGAAATTACAGGTATTTCATACGATTCGGCTAGAAAGCAAAACTCACTACTAAAGGCCGCAAAAGCAAATACCGTTACACATGCCTCATCCATGTATATGGGCGTGCCGTATGATATCACATTTTCACTAAACATCTATGCCAGAAATATTGATGATGGCACACAGATTGTTGAGCAAATATTACCATTCTTTAATCCAGATTTCACAGTTACCACAAATATGGTTCCTGATCTAGGATTCTTGAAAGATATTCCAATCATTCTAACTTCTGTTTCAAACAACATTGAATATGAAGGCAATTTTGACACCGTTAGATATGTCAATTGGACTCTAACGTTCAATATGAAAATGCATTACTATGGACCAATTACATATCCAAAGATCATTCGCACCGTTTATGCAAATATCTGGAACGATCCTTCACTAAAAGCAGGATACATTACAAAGATAAATGTTGCAGAGGCCAACGGTATCTTCAAAGTTGAAGACATGGTTTACCAAGGACCTAGTTATAAAAATGCTACGGCCTACGGTATCATCGTTAAGTATAATGAAGACCTAGGAGTCCTAACACTAGGTGCCACACAAGGTCAATTCACCACTAATAGTGTTATTCATGCGGTTTCAACTAATGGTGTTTGTAGAATAGATTCATTTGATGCCAATCCTATTAAGTTCGCAGAAATCAAGATTCAACCTGATCCTATTACTGCCGAACCTGGTGATGATTATGCATATGATATAGATATTACGGAATGGCCTGATACTGAGGTGTAATTATGGGTGTTGAGAAAAATCTATCGGATGCATTAGGCATCGACCACAAACCTGTTGAAATTAAGAAACAGGAGTTAACAGTTTATGAACCTGTGGATGATAATCTTGATCATCAAGACGAAGATTATAAACTTGTTCGAGATACGCTTCGTAATCTGATCAATAAGGGAAACGATGCTCTAGATGATATCTCCACTATTGCCAGACAGAATGAATCCGCCAGAGGATTTGAGGTCGTAGCTAATTTAATCAAGACGGTCGGGGAAACATCGAAAGACCTATATAATCTACAGAAAATGAAACGTGACCTGAAAGAACCTGATCCAGCCTCTGATCCACGTAAGAAGAACCCGGATGCTGGTATTAATGTCGAACAAGCGGTATTCGTAGGTTCTACTGCTGAATTACTATCGGCAATTAAGAGTAAGAAAGAACAGGATGGCAAGGACACCGTTTAGTTATCAGAATAACCCGAATCTGCCCAATGAGCAGTACCGCCATGCTTTTACCCAAACAGAACTTGACGAATATCTCAAGTGTGCTGACGATCCTGTTTACTTTGCCAAGAAATATGTAAAGATTATCAACGTTGACCGTGGTTTGATTCCGTTTGAAATGTGGGACTTTCAGGAGCGTATGCTTCAGACGTTTCATGAAAATCGTTTCTCTATCTGTAAACTGCCACGTCAGGTCGGTAAGTCTACCACCAGTGTGGCATATATTCTCCATCAGGTTCTATTCAACGAAAACTTTGTGGTTGCTATTCTTGCTAATCGTGCTCCTACAGCAAGAGAACTACTACAGAAACTAAAACTGGCTTTTGAATATCTGCCTATGTTCCTCAAGCAAGGCATCAAAGAATGGAACAAGGGTTCTATATATCTCGCCAATGGTTCAAG